AAAATCATAGGCGCATGCATGGTGGCATTGACGTTTTTTGCAATCATGTCATCAAGTGATGAGCCAAAGGCAACCAAACCTGAAATGACCGTCAATGAGATACGGCAAAGCATCACACGCTCATTGTGCCGTGAGACGGCCATGAGTGGCTTGAAAGTGCGTGAGGGCGCAACCATATCCCTTTCACGCAATCACCCAAAGCAGATGGATGACAGGGGCGTGGTGTGGTCGTACGTTGACACGGTACGTGCTCAAAACTCATTTGGTGTCATGCTTGAGGATTTGTTTGTGTGCCGTGTATCGTTTGCCTTTGGTGAGGGATTGGTCACAGACCTCAAGGTTGGTCACAATGTTGTGGTGGGCGAGTGATGCAAAGATTTGCACACATTTCAGGTGGTCGGACATCAATGTTTATGGCACTGGACTTAAAACAAAAATATCCTGATATTGTTTTTTTATTTCAAAACACAGGCGCAGAGCGTCATGAGACGTATGAGTATTTAAATAGGTGTGACAAGGCATTTAATCTCAATATCGTGTGGCTTGAATACACAAAAGAATTGCCATTATTTAAGGTGGTGAGTTATGAAACAGCATCACGAAACAATGAGCCGTTTGACCAATTGATTGAAAAGCGCAAGAACTATTTGCCAAATCAGAGCCAAAGATTTTGCACAATGGAAATGAAAGTATTGACCGGCCGTAGGTATATACGCTCATTAGGATTAAAAGAATGGACATCATACGTTGGGTTTAGATATGATGAGCCACACCGCAAAAGGGTTGATGCAAGGCGCACGAAAACAATCACAGAGCACATGTGTTATCCATTGTTTGATGATAAGGTGACGGTGCGTGATATTGGTGCGTTTTGGCGTTCACACAACATGCAACCCCTTGATTTAAAATTGCCTATGTTACCAAATGGCAAAACAATTGGCGGAAATTGCGTTGGGTGTTTCATGAAATCAGAGTATGAGCAATCAATGTTGTGTAAACATGAGCCTGAAAAGGTTAAATGGTTGATGGATAAAGAGGAGCAGTGCGGTGGTACATTCAAAAAAGATGTATCATGGAAAGAGCGCAGTGATTTTGTAGGTAGGCAAGGCGATTTATCAGATGACATGGAAAGCGAATTGTATTGCCAAAGTGATTATGGTGGATGTACGGAGTTTTGATTGATGAGTTTGACCGCGTAGCGGTTTTGTGAGATTATTGTTTCATAATAAAAATACGACATGATGACTCCTTTCATAAACTACCCCTTGAGGCTTAATTGCTTTGAGGGGTTTTTCTTTGATTATATAGCAAAGCTAGTGGTATGCTTTACCTTAACGGATATATTGAACGGTGAGAGGATAAACACATGAGTGATGACATAAAAAAATACGAACAAGTGCACGATAAAAAGAAACCATTTGGCAGACCACCCAAATACGGTGATGAGATATTGATACAGTCACGTGAATACCTTGAGGGTGGGTGGCAAGAAGTTGGGCAAGCAATACCCTCAATCGTTGGGCTTGCCTTGTATCTTGGTGTTGTTTCATCAACCGTGAACAAGTGGAAAACAGAGAAGGGTAAACAAGACTTTTCGGATATTTGTGAGAGCATATTGGACATGCAACACTCATGTTTGCTTAATAACGGATTGACAGGCGTGTTTGTTGCACCCATCACAAAGATGATTATGACCAAGCATGGGTATAGTGACAAGGTTGACACAAACCATTTGAACGATGGGAAACCGTTTGATAATCAACCTATGTCATTGGACACATCAAAATTAAGCACCGAACAATTAAAAGCCTTGAAAGAGGCGTTGAATACAGATGAAAATCAACCAACATGATTATAACGCAATCGTTCGTGATTTGTGTCAACGTGATTTCCATGAATATCGCAAAGAGATAAACGGCAAAAAATTCAAAGACGGTTGGTGGCAACGTGAGATTGATTATAAATTGCAACGGTTTTATGAGCGTTTGATTGCGGGTGAACGCCCAAAATTGGTTGTGCAAGCCCCGCCACAGCACGGAAAATCGGCAATAACAAATGATTTTATATCATGGGTTGCGGGCAAGAATCCAGATTTTAGAACCATTTACACGTCATTTTCTGAACGGTTGGGGATACGTGCCAATTTGCATTTGCAACGGGTTTATGATGGACAGGTTTATAAAAACATCTTTCCTGATACACGGTTGAATGAGAGAAACAGTGTTACCATATCGGGCGCGACACTAAGAAACCGTGAGGTATTGGAATATGAGGGGCATGATGGATATTTCAGAAACACAACCGTGCGTGGGTCAATTACAGGTGAGGGGCTTGACCTTGGAATAATTGATGACCCGCTCAAAGGTCGTGAAAGCGCAAATAGTCAAACGATTCGTGATAAAACATGGGATTGGTTTACCGATGATTTTTTTACAAGATTTTCAGATGAGGCGGGTTTCTTAATAATCTTGACCCGTTGGCATGTTGATGACCCCGTTGGACGGATGGCAGACTTATTTGATGACCTTGAGATTGTCACATACCCCGCCATTGCTGAAAAAGATGAGGCACACCGTAAGGTGGGTGAGGCGTTATTTCCTGAACATAAATCATTGCAATTCTTGCTTGACCGCAAAAAGGTTATGGCAGACACCTCATGGCAATCACTATATCAACAAAACCCGTTTATTAAGGGCGGTGAGTTGTTTTTGATGATGTGGTGGAAATACTATCGTGCGTTGCCCGTAATGCAGTGGCGGGGCATTTATGGTGATACAGCACAGAAAACCAAACAGCAAAATGATTATACGGTTTTGCAATGTTGGGGTAAGTCACTCATGGGGCAAGCGTATTTAATTGACCAGTGGCGGGGTAAAGTTGAATCACCTGAATTATTGATTGAGGCACGGGCGTTTTGGAATAAACACAACGCGGACAAATCAAGCCCCTTGAGGCACATGAAAATTGAGGATAAGGTGAGCGGTACGGGACTTATCCAAACACTATCACGTGAGGGCATACCCATTATTGGGATACCAAGAAACACAGACAAGTTGATGAGGGCAAACGATGTTTCACCATTGGTTGAAAGTGGCAATGTATTTTTAAATGAAAATGCGTCATACTTATCATCATTATTGGCAGAGGCATCACAATTTCCAAACGCCACACACGATGACCAGATTGACCCGTTGATGGATGCGTTGACGGATATATTGCAAGGGGATACTATAAACTATGAGGATATTGTTTAATGTTTGATAAAGTCACTGAAAAGTTTGCAGATGGTTTAGCCAGTATGCAAAACACAATCACAAATAAACGCAATGTGCTCAATACAAGCACATTTTTGCATACAAAAATTGATGACTATGAATTGCGCCAAATTTACAAAAGTGGTATTGGCTCAAAGATTGTGCGGATTAAGGCGGGGTATGCCCTCAATGACACCATACAGTTTGAGACAGACAGTGATGAAACGTATTTTGATAAAAACCTACGCAGACAGGCAAAACGGGCGTGCCGTTTTATGGTTGGTTTTGGTCGTGGCATCGTGGTCAATTATTATCACGGTGATGATTTAAGCAAGCCATTGCGCTTGCAATCAGAGCGAAAATTGAAAGTGCGTGCCTTTTCAGGCGATGAGGTTTCAGTGTCAAACATTGAGCGTGATTTTCATGCAGACCGATACAACAAGCCGATTGATTACATGGTAAAGGGTATTTTCATACACCACACAAGGGTTGTTGACTTCACCTATGTTGAACCACCAGAGGATGATATGACCAATTACAATTATGGTGGTGTTTCAGAATTTGAAATGATACACAGCCAGTTGATTGCGGATGGTGTTGTTGAGCGGGCAAGTGCCAATATTATTGAAAAAAACTCATCCCTGTTTTACAAAATCAAGGGTTTCAAGGATGCGTTATCACAAAAGCGTGAGTCATCAATGAGTGAGTATTTTTCATTGGTTGAGGATTTCCGTTCGATGAATGGCGCAACCTTAATGGATGCAGAGGACACCGTTGAGGTGCACGCTCAAACACTAACAAACCTCAATGATGTTTCAGACCTTACATTGAGACGTTTGGCGATGGTCACAGGCATACCGCTTTCCATATTGGTTGGTGAGAACGTCAAGGGATTGAATAGCAGTGGTGACAATGAGCGTTTGGTGTTTCAGGACACGATTGAGACGGTGCAAGCTGAATACATCCTTGAGCCTATGCAAGAGTTGTTTAAATTGCATGGTTTGGGTATTGTTGAATTTAAAGACAACCAAGGTGACAGCCCACAAGCCCGCATTGCCTATGAGAAAGAGGTCATTGCAAACGCCCTTGTCTTATGGCAGATGGGTGAGGATTATGGCCAATACTTGAATGACAAAGACGTGGTGAAGCGGGAAAAATATGACCAATTCTTTAAAGAAAAATAAATTTGTAAAATCGCAACCACCGTCACGGACAATGGAAAGGCGGTTTGCAGAGGCGAATGAAAGCATGGTTGATTTAATGTCATCCATATATGAAAACCAAGTGCTTAAAGCATTGAACGTGTCCACTGTTGAAAAGTTTGCAGATGCGAATCAATCGGGAAATTATGCCCGTGCTTTCAAGCGGTTGTCTTTGGGTGTCCGTAAAAAATTAATGCGTAGGTTTTCAAATTTGCGTATTGAGAACATGGCAAAAGAGTATTTGGAAAAATCAGACCGTGAGACATCAACCAAGCTATACAACGCAATTGAGTCAAAGGTTGGGATAACCGCCAAGGAACTTGCATTGAAAGAGGGCGTGAGCCAGACCAAAAACGCCCTCATCCTTGAGACATCACAGTGGATGCAAAAGTTGCGTGATGAGACGCTTGAGTTATACACCGCCAATACATTGCGGGCAATGACACAGGGAACGGGCATTGAGGGCATCATGGCAGACTTTGCCAAAATGAAAGAAAAGAGAAAAAACCACGCCAAGTTTACCGCCCGCAATCAAATCAACAATTTCAATTCAATAATGACAAAGACCCGCGCCAAAAAGATTGGTATTAAGTCCGCAATATGGCAGACCAGTGAGGATGAGCGGGTGCGCCCGTCACATGAACAGCGCAATGGCAAAGAGTTTAATTTGGATGTTGGGCTTTATTCATCCATGGATGGTAAGACCCTATTGCCCGCAACCGATTATGAGTGCCGTTGCACGTACATATTGAAATTTGAGGGTGATGATGAGTAAAAAATCCAAAGAGCGCAATTTTAACGCCTTGGATGCGGAAACGCAAAAGCACCGTGACGAATTAAACAAGCAAGTTTACAGGCGCAAGGATGGAATTTTACAGTGCCCACCTGCCTATGCAATCGGATACAAACCACCAACGCATTTTAAGAGAACAAAAAGCCCTATTTGATAAGGCTTTTTTTACGGCTTTCTTTTTTTTAAACTTTCCCATACAATTAAGTCATGGAAATAATACACGCACAGTTTAGAGACAGAATGACGTATGACGGCAAATCAAAAACCGCCATATCCGTGCGTGATGGATTCCTTGAGTATGCAGGGCATGAGATTGGCAAAGAGCCAAGTGATAAAATTTTTAAAGTGTACCGTTCACCCGCCACAATTGCGAATGTTGCGGGCATGATGAAAGGTATTCCATTGACGGATGACCATGTTGACCTTGATGAGCCAGTGACGGAGTCGCGTGGTAAAGTCACAAATGCCACAATGGTTGATTTTAATGATGAATCAACGCACAGTAAGTTGGCAATCAAAAATTCCATTGACGTAGACGATGAGGCAGGTAAGATTTTACAATCAGGCAAGCGTGAGTTATCATTGGGATATACGGGCGTTTTGTTTGAGTATGACGGGGATGAGTACGATTTTGAACAAAAAGACATATCACCTCACCATTTGGCGATTGTTGACCAAGGGCGTTGTGGCTCAATGTGTAGCTTTATAGACAGAAAAACAAAGGAAACTGAAATGAAAAATAAATATCATAAATTATTCTTGGATGCTCAAGGCACACCAAACATGCAAGAGATTGTTGACATGACAATTGCCTTGCCAGATGCAATCAAGGCAATGCCGATTGATGAGTTGAAAAAACTTGCGCCAAAATTACAGGCTATTATTGCCAACGCAGGTATTGGCGAGCCAAAGGTTGAGGAAGTTGAAACCGAAACAGCCGATATGGACGGTGATGAAACTGAAATTTCAGATGAGGATGAAGTTGTAAAAACTGAAACCACAGATGAGGGTGATGAGGTCGAAACCAAGGATGAGGATGAAACAGCCAAAGATAAAACAGCGTATAAAGATACAGCGCAGTTTAAAGATGCGGTTGCCAAGGCGGTTGACGCTCAATTGAAAGAGCACACGGATGTCATTGTGAAAGCCCGTGATTTTGTTGATGAAAAATATGATTTCAAAGGCAAGGGCACAAAGCAAATCATGCGTGATGCGCTTGCGGTTGAACACGGCACTCAAAGTTTTGCGGATGCAGAGTTGCCAGTTGCTTTCAAGTTGTTGAAACAATCCACAGGCAAATATGCCAATTTTGCGGATGGTGACAATAAAACAAAACTGGATACCTTGAAGGGCAAGGAACTTTAATTAACAGAAAAAAGGAATAATAAAATGGCATTTGGTACAGGTTATTTGAAAGACTTTAATGAGGTCGGTGCGGGTGAAGAATACGGGGTAAATAACCGTGTATTGGGACACCGTACATATGAGGACAAGTTGGTTGTTGGACGCTTTGCAAAGGTTGCAAGTGGCAGTTTAGACAATCTTGATGGCACAGCGTCACCAGTGATTGCAGGGGTTGTGTTACGTTCACCAACCACAGCAGTTGAGGCAGATGGCACAATTGATGCCTCACTTACAACGGGTTCAGTGTCTTACATGCAAAATGGTTTGGTCACGGTAGCGGTCAAAACAGGTCAAACACCATCATACAAGGGCGCAGTGTTCGCATGTAATGCGGGCGATGCCAACGATGGTATGGGTGCAACGGGCGCAGAGGCAGGTGATAATGTTGCAACTGGAGCGATTTTCATTGAGGAAATTCAAACAGGTGTTTGGTTGATTGAACAAAAATAATCAAGAGATTGATTAAAACTTAAAAAGGAAAATAAAAAAATGAAAATTGGACAGATTTACAATTTAGATGCCTTTCAAGATTTTCTTGGTAGTGCATCAAAAGCGGGCTTTAAAGACAGTTATGCGGGCGTTGTGCTTGCACGCAACCTTACAGCCGTTGACCCTAAAATTTTTGAGAAAAAGTACCCTGAACTTACATTTATAAATTCAGGCATCACGGCTGATAATTCAGGCGGTTATGTTGCGCGTATTCAATCGTTGCGCTTGATTGACCAAGGTGAGTTTTCAGTCAATGGTGACAAAGATGGAAACAAAGGCAAAATCTCATTGAACGCAGAGGACAATTTCCTCGCGGTCAAAAGCCTTGAGGGTCAATCAGAGTGGACAGAAAGCGATGTGAAAACGGCTGAATTGCAAAATATCAACCTACCATCACGTTTTGTTGAAACACACAACAAGGTGTATTTACGTACAATTGATAAAGTTGGCTTGGTTGGCTATTCAGACACAAAAGGTTTGTTGAACACAACTGATTTCACAGCAACAAGTGCGGGCGGTGTGGTTTCCACATTAACAGCAATTGAGATGTATGAGGGAGTTTCGGAACTTATAGAGGCGCAAAACAACGCCGTAAACAACACAGCTGAATACAAAGCAAACCGTGTGTTGATGCCGACTCGTGTTTATAACAAGTTGAATGTCACAATGTTGAATACGGCAAATGGTTCAAGCACAGTGTTGAAAGCATTGCGTGATAATTTCCCTGAAATCACATTCACATCAACATTCCGTGCGGATACAGCCGCAAACGGTGGTGATTTGTCCGCATCGGCAACGGTTGCATACAATAACTCAAGTGATGCCATGGTGATGCGTATTCCAGTGCCGTTGCAAATCGGTAAGATTGTGCAAATCTCATCATTCCGTCACCATGTTGAAAGCATGGCACGTGTTGGTGGTTTGGATATTCTTGAGAAAACAGCAGGGCGTATTTTGACAGGATTGTAAGATACAATAAATATTGGTATGATAAAGGCGTGAGCGGATAAAACCCTCATGCCTTTTTTTAACAAAAACGGATAAGGATAAAACCATGACAAGCGAAAAAACAGACAACATTGATTTTGCAAGTGATACCGCGGGTGAGTATTGGGCACAGGTAAAAGCAGATAATGGCGATGCCGTGACAATCACAGACGTAAAAGGCACGGGCGCAAATGGCGCAATCAAGAAAGGTGATATTGATGCCTATCTTGAGGGTTTAACAGGTGATGACAATGCGGATGCCGTGGATGGGCCACAGGATGATGCACAAGCCGATACAGACACAAATGCGGACAATGAGCCACAGGATGATGATAAAGCACCTGAAACGGCAGAAAATGACGTTGCACAGAAACCAACAGCAAAGGATTTCAAAGAGATTAAGCCAATTAAGGGTAAGTCACTCATCAACAAAACTGGAAACCCATTTGAAATTGATGGTGTTCTTATTGAGCCAAATGGTGAAATTGAATTGAGCGGTGAACTTGCAAAATCAAAGCGTGTTGCACGTGCTATTGAAACAGGCGTGTTGAGCGTAAAATAATTAAACAGTAAATAAATTATATAATAGGGGTACAAAAGCAATGGCACGGATTGATGATTTTAAAACAAGGTTTCCAACCTTTAACACATCCGTTGTTGATTCGCTTTTCCCTATTATAGAGCCATTGGGTGATTTGTATTATGGCGGTGACTATGAAAACAACCGCACGGATAAAGAGGCATTTTTGCAGTTGTACGCACACCTTTTGACGATTGAGACACGCGGTAATAGTGGTTCAGTACGCAATCAGGCATCAAAGAGCGTTGGCAGTTTGTCGGTGTCATATGAGGCATCACAGACAGAAACAGGGCGCATGGGATGGTTTAACACCACAAGGTACGGGCAACAATTCGTATTCCTTACATCGGCAAATCAAGGGGCGGTATTTGTATGACAACACGCAATCCAGAGGACTCATTGAAACGCATGAAAGCCCTTGAGGATTCCATGAATAAAGCAAAGAAAAAAGCAGTTTTTGTGGGTTTACCATCGGAAAAAGTGGGTGGTGAAATTTATGGTGATGGTCAAACAATTATGACGATTGGCGCAATCCATGAATACGGTGCGGGCAACAACCCAAAGCGTAGTTTTTTACGGACTCCATTTATCATGCACAAAAAGAAAATAAATGAATTTATTGCCAAGCAATTTGAGCGCACAATTGACGGTGTAAAGGTTGATGATGCCCTTGGCATGGTTGGGGCATATTGTCGCAACATATCCGTCAAGGCGTTTACAACAAAGGGATACGGCAAGTGGAAAGCACTTGAGCCTGAAACAGTAAAACGCAAAGGCTCATCAAAGCCGTTGATTGATACAGGGACGTTGCGCAATGCAATATCATGGGTGATTCGCAATGATTGATGACATGGACATGAGTGAGGTTTTAACCGGTTTTTTACAGCCAGTGACGTTGAAAACGGTCACGGTCACATCCGTTGACTTTGTGGACACAACAACCGTCACGACTCAATCAATACAGGCGGTGGTGCAACCCGCAGATAAAGACAAACTGAACGCAGACAATATTGATTGGTCACTGGAATACCAGACCATCCACAGCAAGTCACAATTGCTTGAGGGTCAGTATGCTGAATATGCGGGCAAGGATTTCAAAATCATATCCGTGATGCCTTATGGTGATTATGGTTATTTTGAGGCGGTTGGTGAGGAAACGAAAAGAGATTTATTATGAATACGCTTGAGAAAAGTTTAAAGATGTTCGTGCGTGATGTTTTGGAATTGCCAGAGGCTCAAATCAAAAGCGGGCGTGATAATGCCGTGCAATCGAATTTTGAAACGGATTACATCGTTGTTGATGACCTTGCACCAAGTGAGCGCATAGCGGGTTCACTTGACTTTGATGGTGTGACAGAGGTGCAAACCATATCGAATGTTTACATGACAACTTTCACCATAGATTTTTATGGCGCAAACGCATATGATTATTGCAATAGGTTTGTGTTATTGGCACGCAGTCAAAAAGCATATGCATTAAAAAAGGTTTTAGGCATCGGGATTTATCAGGTATCATCAATTCAGGATTTAAAAAAATTGACCGGTCAACAATACGGGAATCGCTATCAAGTGACAATCAAGGTTGAGGATTGCAGAGCGGTTGATGTTGATACATTGAGAATTGATGAGGCGAAAATTGAAACAACCACAAGTTAAAAGGACAATAAAATGACAGCAAGTTTAAATAATGTAGTTACCGCAACACTTTTGCCAGAGGGCGTGAGCCTTGCACGGGACAATATGAATGTTGTTGCCGTTATGACATCACAATTGGGTAAGTTGAGCACAGCCAACCGATATGAGGCTTACTCACAAATTGAGAGCGTTGCCACGGACTTTGGTACATCATCGGACGTTTACCAACACGCAACGGCTTTCTTTGGCACAACGCCAAATGCGGTCAATGCAGGTGGTTTGTTTATCGTTGGGTATTGGCGTGGTGCAGATGAGGACACGGACGCAACCACGGGTGTCTTAAAGGGTGCACAGGTCAATGAGGTTGATTTGGTTGGTGAATTACAAAAGATTTCAGATGGCTCATTTGACATCACGGTTGATGGTGGAACGGCACAAAATATCACGGGGCTTGATTTCCGCACAGTGATTGAGGCAAGTGATATTGTGACATTGCTTAATGCTGAAATTACAGGCGCAACGGTTTCATATTCAAATCTTGCATTTGTTGTCACATCGGACACAACGGGTGCATCAAGTGAGGTTTCATTTGCCAGTGTGGGTGCATCGGGCACGTATGTTGGTGAATTGTTAAACCTTGCAAGCGGTACGGGCGCAGTGTCAACGGACGGGGTGGCATCGGGCACACTGGATGACGAGACAAAGGTTGATGCGGTCACAGCACTTAAATCATTGGTGAATTTCAAAGGCTTTGTTTTTGTTGATAAACCATTAAATGCAGAGGCAAAATTGTTGGCTCAATGGTGTCAGGCAAACGGCGTGCTATCATATGACGTGTTTAATCAATCAACCAACCTTGAGATTGCCACGACAAACCCCGTTTGGGACATCAAGTTGAGTGGGCTTTCAAATTATCGTTGCCTATTCTCAAAGGCGGGCAATAGACGTTTGGCAACCGCATACATGGCACGGGCACACACGGTCAACTTTAATGCTGAAAACAGCGCATTGACAATGAATTTAAAAGAATTGCCAGTGTCCGCAGAGGATTACACACAAACAGAGATTACAAAGGCAAAAAATGTTGGTTTAGATATTTACACCACATTCAAACGTGTGCCTAAAATCTTAGTGTCGGGCGCAAATGACTTTGTTGATAATCGGTACAACCTGATTGCTTATATTGATGCCGTGCAAACGGACACATTCAATTTGTTGGGCACAACCGCAACGAAAATACCGCAGACACGCAGAGGCGTAAATCAGATTGTTGACAGCCTTGAAAAGACAACACGTGGATTTGTACGTGCCGGTGTCTTTGGTGCGGGTGAATGGTCATCACCTGATACGTTTGGTGATTTGGATACATTCAAGCGCAATATCCGTGAGTTTGGGTATTATGTTCTTGCGGGGTCATTGGCAGACCAACCACAATCCGAACGGGCGCAAAGACGCTCACCCGCCATGCAAGTTGCCGTGAAAAATGCGGGCGCAATTCATAAGGTTGATGTCATCATCAATTTCAATCTGTAAATACATAATAGAAAAGGAATAATAAAATGGCAGTAATTACAAAAGATGCGGATAGTGTCACGCTTGTTTTAAATGGTCACGCTTTCACATCGTTTGGCGTTGGGGACATCATTACAATTACTCCCGTAAACCCTCAAACAAGCCAAGTCAATTCAAGTGACGGTGGTGTGTCAATCAATACACGTTCAGATGCGAATGTGTATGACCTTAAAATGACAATTCAAAAGTTTTCAGATGACGATGTGTTTTTGAATAGCATTATCAATTCAGGCACAACCATTCTCACAGGTTCAATGAAAGAAGATTTCAACAGTGACGGTACGGATGGACAGGAAAGTTGGACGCTTGAGGGCGGTTCAATCACAACCAAACCATCGGACACCAAAAACGACACGGACGGAAACGCCACACTGGAATACACAGTGAAATTCAGAAATGCAAAACGGGCACTATAAAAAGGATTGAACGGATATGGTTGATTTGAAAGAGTTGAAGGAATCACAGGCGCAAGCCCGTGAGCAAATAAAACAGTGTTTTGATGACAATGAGGCAACATTGCCAAGTGGCAACACATATACATTCACAAAGCTGAATCACAAAAGACGGTTGAAAGTGTTCACCCGTTTTCAGTTGCTTGAAAAGCATGAGTTGATGTTTTTTGACTCGCCTGATTTTGAGGTTGTTGAGAAGATTGTTGAGGAGTCCGTTTTGTTTGATGGTATGCAATTGTCAAAACTTGATGGTCATTGGGACAGACACCCACAAGACTTTTTCATGTTTTACAAAACAGCCATGGGGGTGATTTCATACCCTTTTTTGTCAGGCGCGAATTAAAACTCACATTTAATATCCGTGAGAATGACGAAGATTATATTCGCCAAAGCAATGTTTCAGATATTGACATGACAATATTCTGTTTATCAAAAAAGGGGTATGGTACTATTGATTATATTGAACAATGGGACACGCCACGTTTCCTTGATGTTCTTGAGTACGAACGTATCATTATGAATATTGAAAAACACAGGTACGATTCAGAGAGAGCAAAGGTAGGATAAAATGGCAGAGGTCACAGAGGTTGTCACAAAATTTGCCTTTGAAGGTTCAACCGCACCATTGGGTGAATACAACAAACAATTGACCGGCGCAATTAAGGGGCTTGGCGCATTTGCCACAGCAACATTTGGCGCGTTATCAGGTTTGACCATGTGGGCAGACAGTATTTTAAAATCCATTGACCCTATGGTGCAAATGTCAAGGCAGACAGGAATTTCCATTGAGAAAATTCAAGAGTTGGGTTTTGCCTCAATGGTCAATGGCGGTTCAATTGATGGCATGAGTGCATCACTTGAGGGTTTGACAGAGCGAATCGGTGAGGCCGTTGCCATGGGTACGGGTGAGGGTGTCGAGATATTTAAAAAGTTTGGAATTGACCTCAAGGACGCAAGCGGACGGGCAAAAACAGCGGATAAAATTTTTGGTGAATTGCGTGAAACCATTGTGTCTATGGAACTTGACCAAACACAGGTTTTATCTATTGCGCGAAAATTGGGAATGACAACCGAATCCGTTCAATTGTTGATGAAAACAAATGAGGAGATGGCGGTATTGCGTGAGCGTTCACGTGAGGTTGGGCAAGTGTCAACCGAAACGGCAATGGCGGCGGCGAATTACAATGATGAATTGAGTATTGCAACCCTTGCATTTAAAAATCTAAAGGTAGAGATTGCGGGCGGTTTCGCACCACAAATGACAAAATTGACAAAAGGTTTTAAGGACTTAATCGTTGTGAATAAAGAATGGTTGAGCGAGGGAATTTCAGACGGAATCACAGTGCTCATTGGTTTTGGGAAAGCTATATGGAATGTCGGCTCAATTATTGTTGATGTTATTGGCTTTTTCTTGCAATTTAAGCCCGTATTGGCAGGTGTGACAACCGCGGTTGGTGTTTTGATGGCATCGTTTTTTCCAATAACATCAATTGTTGCGTTGGTGGTTGGGCTTATCCTTGTTTTTGATGACTTGTTTACAGCGTTCGCGGGTGGAAAATCCGTCATTGGTGATTTTTTCAAAGCGTTTGGTGTTGACCTCAAGTTTGTTGGCGACTATTTGACGTGGGTTTGGGATGTCTTAAAGGCAATATTCTCATTGGATTTTGGCGCATTGGGAAAATTGGGTGAAACAGCATTTAAAAAGGTTGTTGGTGTCTTTTCACAAAGTGAGCAAACGGGTGGCGTTGGCTCATCAAGCATTGACAACCGCAGTGTCAACCAAGACATCAAGATTGATATTAAAACCGCAGACCCTCAAGAGGCGGGCAGAGCGGTGGCAGACAGTATGCAAAAGCAAATGAATGATGCTAGTGCCCAAACAGGACATGGGGGGCTTTAAATGCCGTTTTTAGAGCAACTATTGAATCGTGAGCGTTTACCGTATCCATTGCAACAAATAGGCATTGGTGGGTTTTCTTTGTTTGCACGTGTCAATGACCGCCTTACATTAAAGGCAGACAACCCAACATCATATGTTGAGGACGGTTCACCGCTCAATGACCATCGTGTTAAAAAGCCTGAATTGTTGACAATCAGTGGCTCAATCGGTGATGTGTATCAGACACCAAACACTTTGGTTGACCGCGTGCAATCCCTTGACAACAATTTGGGGCAGATAACGCAGTATTTCCCACGCTTGACACCATCACAGGCAATAAATTTCACCAAGGTTTCATCCAATGCGGTGTCACAAATAAACAAACTTGAAAACCTTATCAATGCGGGCGCACAGGCAAACAGCTTATTGGGCAATATTGACAATCTTTCAAAGCCATTGGGTGAGCAATTTTTGGATGCCATGGAAAATATACACTATGGAAGCCAACTTGTTTCAATCCAAATGCCGTACCGTATTTATGACAGCATGAGCATAAAATCAGTCATCATTGAGCGGTCAAATACAAGCGATGGTGTGACATTTACGATTGAGGCAGAGCGTTTCAGGATTGCGGATTTGAATTTTGTTGCCGTTGATAGGGTTTCAACCCGTGGAGGCGGTACGGCTGAACGGGCAGGGGCAAACCCCGCAGAGTCGTTGGGTGGTCAAGCTGATACGATAAAAGACAAGGGCGCACAAGAGGGTCGTGCCGTATCCAGTGATGAGGTTCGTTCAAGCGGGTTAAGTGATATTGCGGGGGTTTTCGGTGATTGAGATTCAAAATATAGGCAATGAGGTTTTACAACGGCATGTAATTCTGTTTCAGGAAAGTGAAATTATATTGACTTTGCGGTATTTGCCTATGGTTTCAATATGGGTTTTCAATGCTGAATATAAAGGGCGCAAGTTTAATGGCGGGAAATTGTCAGTGAAAACCCCGCATATGCTATCAAGCAACCTTCCATTTGATTTTTTGGTGACAGATAACAACGGCACAGGGTTTGACCCGATTGACCGCAATGATTTTGTCAACGGGCGATGTTCTCTTTACATGCTTGAGCCAGATGACATTGAGCGTTTGAGGGGGCAGCCAATTGAGGTTTAACCGTGATTATGAATTGACGATACAAACGGAATTGGAGCGTGCCATTGTGGTGCGCCCCCCGTTTGATATCTCTTTCAATGCGGATAAATCCACAGATAAGAGCCTCAACAAAATGAATGTCCGTGTGTTTGGATTGTCCGAATCAAACCAGTTGGCAATTGTTAAAAATGCACAGGAAAAAAAGAATTTTGAGGTGTCTTTAAAGGTTGGATATGTGGGCAGTATTGAGACAATTTTCAAGGGATATGTGAATATAGGTGAACGGTCACGCCAAGGAGCAGACTTACCTATCACAATGGAATGTATTGATGGCGGGTTTGATGCCCGTTTTTCATTCACCTCAAAGACGGTTCAAGGTAAAAGCCCAATTGACGCAATCCTTGAGGATATGCCAAACATCCGAAAAGGTAAAATTACAACACAAAAAAAACTGATTCGCCCCCGTGTGTTGGTGGGCAATTCATGGAAACTGATTCGTGAAAACCTGAATGGCGAGCAATATTTTATTGATAATGGTCAATTGAATATCCTCAAGAGCAATGAGGTTATCAATAGCTTTGTGCCAGTGGTGCAAGCCTCAACGGGTTTATTGAGCACACCAAGTCGTGAGGAAAGCAAGGTGACGTTTCAGACAACAATGAATCCATCCCTCAAGGTTGGTGGTTTGTGTGAGTTAAACTCAATTTATGCGCCCGCCTTAAATGGAATATATAAAATCAATACAATAGGTTATGATGGTGAATATAACGGGTCATCATGGATGCAAACCGTGACATGTATTTTGGCAAAGGATTATGTGGTTTTATGAGCGAGAAAAAACAATTATTGGATATTATCACGCAGGTCATTGATGAGAGCCTTGCGAATTTGCACACAGCAACCATTGCGCGTGTGACAGCCGTTGGGCAAACCACAATCAATTGCAAGCCTGTATTGGCGCGTGTGGTTGATGGTCAAAAGGTTCAATTGCCAGAGTTTAAAGCCGTTCCCCCGTGTTTCATGCAGGGCGGTGGGTCATACACAGCGCATCCAATTGCGGTGGGTGATTATGCTTTGTTGATATTCACAGAGCGTTGTTTTGATAATTGGTATGGCGGTGTTGATAATGAAATACCCCTTGAGTACCGTATGCACGATTATTCAGATGGGTTTGCCATTGTGGGCATCAATCCCCTTGGTCAAGCAATTCCAATACCAAGCGTCATAAAACAGGTTGGTGATACACGGCAAGAGGGAAATTATGACCATGAGGGCAATAGGGTGCAAGCGGGCAACCACACCATCACAGGAAACCTCACAGTCAATGGGAATATGACCATCAATGGTGATGGCGGTGGTGGTACAGTCAACATGAATGGTATAGACTTTGTGTTGACAGGTGGTGATGTGACGGTTGATGGCGTGAGCGTTAAATCACACACACACAATGGCGTACAAACAGGCAGTGGAAACACGGGGACACCAAACACATGACGATTGTATCAGGTTTAGATAAAGACGGTGATTGGCGTTTTGGAAAAAACCGTGCGCAATACAAGCGCAATGGTGTTGCCGTTTATCAAAATGTGCAAACCCGAATCAAGTCATTTATAAATGATTGGTTTTTGGACACAAAGACAGGGATTGATTGGTACACGTTGTTGGGAAATAAGGGAACGGAAACACAGATATTGAGAGCGATTGAGCGTGTTGTTTTAGAAACACAATTTGTCAAATCAATCACAAAATTACAAATCACAAACCGTGATAAAAATAGGGGTGTCACAATTGAGTTGGCAATCACAACACTTTTTGAGGACACTATACAGGACGAGATAAGGATTGAGGCATGACAACACCAAGTTTTACATTTGAGGGTTTAGACATCCGCACATTGACGGAAATTACACAAGAGTTGCGTGATGGATACCGTGCAATTTATGGGAATGACATCAACCTTGAGGCATCAACACCTGATGGACAGCGTGTTGGTATTGAGGCAAAGGCAATCGCAGACATTGAGGAATTTTTGCTCAACCTTTACAACCAGATGGATGCTGATTTGGCATTTGGTGAGTGGCTTAATAAATTGATTAAGTTTTCAGGAATACAGCGCAAGCCCGCCACACGCTCAACCGTTGAAATGGAAATTGTCACAGACAGGATTTTGACATTGCCCGCCAATTACACCCTTGAGGATGAATTGGGGCAAGAGTGGATTGTCACCACAAGCGTTGCGTTGGCATTGGGCACAAATACCGTGTCATTTGTCTCAAAGGTTTTTGGTGAGATTACAGCCGATGCAAACACCATCACAGAGCAAAGTGATGTTGTGTTGGGTGTGGTTAGTGTCACAAACCCCGCCATTGCAGTTGCGGGGCTTGATGAGGAAACGGACGCAGAATTGCGCATAAGGCGTGCCAAGTCGGTTGAAAACCCCGCATATTCCACAGTGGGTGGTTTGTTTGCCCGTTTGTCCGATTTAGAAAGCGTCACGGACGTTGTTGTTGAGGAAAACGATACAGATACCACGGATGTGATACGGGACATCACAGCGCACACAATTTGGTGTGTTGTTGAGGGTGGTGAGACAACGGACATTGTGGAAACGATAGCCAAAAACCGCACCGCAGGGATACGCACAAAAGGTGATGTTTCAGGCATATTCAATGAGGTTTTATTGCGCCCCGATGGTAGAGAATTTGTTATACAGCATGAAATAAATTTTGACCGCCCCGTGATTGTTGACCTTTATGTGAACGTCACCGCAACACGGACAGAGACAGATAGCCCCGTTGATGTTGAATTAATTAAGCAAAAGTTGGTATCACGGTCATATCGTATTCAAGAAAACGCACGGGCATCACAATTGTATTCATTGGCTTATCAAGCGGGTGACAATTTTGTTTTATCTGATTTGGAAATTTCAGATGACAATTTGACATTCACAGATGAGAATTTGATTTGTGATTTTGGCTCAAAATTCGATATTGATACGGCAAACATAACGGTCAATGAGGTGGTTTAATGAGTGCTTTTATTCAAGAATATGCAAAATTACTGATAAAGCAATATTACAGCAAGCCAAAGGCAAGGGCAGAGATTGAATTTAAAATATCACAATATGAAAAAGAACATAACATCATCAATACGTTTCCAGATGAGTTTGATGTTGATACGGCATACGGACACCGCCTTGATTTGATTGGAAAGATTGTTGGCGTTGGTCGTTCGGTCAAATCGGTTGTTGATAAGATTGGTTTTGGATTTGAGGAAAATTCAAACGCCCGTGGGTTTGCGGACAAGTTCAATGCGCTTGATTCAAGTGCCCCGTTTATTGAAAGGTTCACACCTGAATACACAGATTTGCAGATGGATGACCCAACATATAGGTTGATTATCAAGGCAAAGATTGCGGTGAATAATGTGAGCGCGTACATGATCAGTGATGACCGCATATCCGTTCAACAAGTTATCCAAACAGCGTTTGAAAAACGTGCGTATGTTGCAGACAATTACAATATGTCATTGGA